CGCGGTCATTGCCGCGTAAGGTATGGCTATGACTCGGCATTTGATCTATAGTTAATGTGTGTGTTTTACTACCACCGGTTTTCTGCGATGCATTGAATGAGGAATAACGTGAATCAACACCTACTAAAACTCTTCCTGCTCCGAACGTTTGCCAAGTTCCAAATCCAAAGAGTGTATTAGGATTTGTTGAGTTTATATTAGTATAGACTGATCCAACAGGATAAACCGATTCAAGTACTCCAACCACTTCAGTCTTAGCCACTCCATCAACGTATTCTTTCGTGGCAGCATGATAGTCTTGTGTTGGCCTATTGATTAATATATTCGTATAAGGTTTAGCAAAATCACTCGCATGATATCCATCAAGTAGATCTGCATTTAGACCAGAACCAGAACCATCATTACCTGCATGCCATATTTCGTTTGTCTTATAGGATATTGCAGTAGAACTGATATCAAGAACACCTGGAATAGCGATCGAGGTGTCAGAGGTGATGCTGCCAGCAGCTTCCAACTCACCTCTAATTTTAGTGTTTCCAGTTTGAGACTTTACTCTGAAGACCGGATAGTTAAAATAGTCATTATAAATACTTATTGCTTCTTCATCACCATTGTTATCAGTGACATCGATAAGTATACCTCCACCATCATTACTGCTTGTAGAAGTAAATTTAGATACAAAGTGGCCGCCGTGAGTTTCACCAGTTCTTATTGCAAATGTCTGATTGCCACTATGATTGTGGTTTGCGAATTTATCTTCCAAAGAAGATTCTATACTAGCAACGTATTCTTTGGTAACAAGAGATCTATTAGTACTGATTAACTCCTTGGTTAAATTCGGTGCGATAACTCTACCATCTTTATACATCTGAAACACATTAGTATATCCAGTAGTACCAAAGGTAGTTCCATCATTTGAAGAATCAAACCTTAATGATTCATAATCAAGCGGCATTCTCCAAAAAGAACCTCCACCTGTTTGATCAGTTTCTCTAAATGATAGAGGTACAGCAGCAGAGTCGATATGTAATTTACCCTGCTCGAGTAATATAGTATCGCTTCCGATTATTACTTTATTTCCATCATGATCAAGCGCCATGGTTGGAAGTCTGTCACCATTTTGGAATACTATTTTATCATTTGCATAGACTGTTAGAATGTCTTCGCTTCCAAGGCGTTCTGCATATATTTCTGTCCCTGGCGTAGTACCTGATACTGGCTCGCCTAATCGCAATTTACCTTTAACGAATAGGTTTTTACTGGTATCCCAACTTGGTGCACCTGTAGAAAGTTTATTTGCAGATACGCTGCCATTCTGAATAGTTGTATTTACAACAGCATTTGTTGTATTACCATCGTGCCAAACTTTATTACCCTTATAGTCAAGAACAGTATTGCTAATCTTAAGTAGATCGTATTTGGTTCCTCCAGAAGGCTGATGTGTAAAGATGAAATACTCATTATTGTTATCACCAATTTTAAACTCTAGACGAGTATCAACATCGGCGTCTCCAGTACTATGAAACTTAATAGAAGCATAATCACTGTTGATATTCCAATCTAATCCACGATCTGTGGTCGATGAGAATGCTAAATTTCCAGTAAGTGTTCCTCCAGAAATTGGTAAGAACGATGCGCCCGTAATATCATCTCCAGTGGCAAATCCTTTACTATCAACATACGTTTTAACAGCTTTACTAGTTGAAACGGCGCTATCTGTATCACTTAGTGTAGTTTGAAGTGTAATAACAGAAGGTGCTGCATCCGTACTACCTGAGTTACCTAGAAGTTTATGACCTGCAATAGTTTCAATCCTATCAAGAGGAACGGTCGTAGCAAGTACTTCAACCTTTGCTGTTGCAACCTCATCTTTAGTGGCTAAAGGAGTTAAAGCGGTCTTTAAAGCAAACTTGCCATCAGTGTATTTAATAACACCACCACTAGTTGGAACTGCAGCGTTGCTATTAGTAATAATACTTTGAAGTGTAAGTGCTTGTATTGATCTAGCCGAATCAGTATAATTGCCTAAGAGTGTATTACCACTAATAGTTTCAATCCTATCAAGAGGAACCGTCGTAGCAAGTACTTCAGCCTTTGCATCACCGATCGCGGTATTTGTGTCTGCGCGCAGAGTACTCAATTCGTTCGATGTAGCAAACGTACTTGCATGATTTCCATCAAGCTTATCCGCATCTAGGCCAGAATTATGACCATCATTACCTGCGTGCCATATTTTATGTTCGGTGACTCCAGCATCATATGTAATAACTAGTTGATCCCTGCCAGGAGTATTGAATACAATCTTATCGTTATTACCGATTGTACCGCCATAAGTATCGTCATTCATTACACCAATGACGAGATCTGACTGTTCGCCTGTTGTGTTGCCAATGCCGCGACTATGATATTGAATAAATGCTCCGTCAGATCGTTTATTTGAAGATTCGAAGAATACTCCACTTACTCCTTTAGAATTTCCCTCTAACATTATGTTAGTTCCATTGGCAGCAAATGCTGACCGCGGGTTGGTTATGAAATCAATATCAGCTTCGCTCAAATCAGCTTCAGATAAATCTTCAGCGTCAAGTAAATTTGCATCCGATGTTCCAATCTTAATACCACCCGTGAGTACTCCACCTATTTTACGTAAGTAGTGATCATCTGGAAATACCTTACTAATCTCTTGTGTGATATACTCTTTTGTTACAAGCGACTTCGGATTAGCAGCAACATTGTTCAATGTGAATCGCGGAGCGACAATAGATCCATTCTGCGTTATCTCTAAAGTGTTAGATCCTGGTGTGGAGTCCGCTGGCCCAGCATTTCTAAATGTGTGGCTGTATCCAGTATATAGAACGCTGTTTGCTTGAGTCGAACTTTCTGAACCATATAGATTGATAGTAGCACCAGTTGAAGCAGATGCTCCACCATATAAGTGAAGTTGACCAAATTCGTCCGACTTCCTAACTGCCCCTGAAACAAACAAATCTCCAGTTTCTCCATCGATCGACGCTAGATTATTTGCACCTTGTCTAAAATAAATATCCTGAGTTGGATTTACAACTCCAAGATATAGACTACTACCCTGTTGAACGATCTCGTTTGAATCTAGATTCAACGAACCTAGTGCAGGTGTGCTACCAGTAAGTTTCAATAATGGATTCGAAATATTTACTCCACCGATCGTGGTGTAATCAGAATCGATAACGACTGGAACTTTCGAAGTTACTCTGCTTGATTCTAGAGTTACTCTATCTGTACCACTAACCTTTAATTTGATTGCACCATTATTAGAGATTGTAAAGTCTCCTCCAACACCGCTAAGCTTTTCGAGTTTAGCAATACCTGTACCAGACAATAATGTTATGCTACCATTGGTTGTAGTTTCAGCAGTGCCAAACTTTAAAATGTTACCATTCGTGATAAGGTTATTATAAATGGTTGTATTACCTTGAGCGTCCCATTGCGGACCAGTGTTTTCTATCTTAGCACTTGTAATCGAATCATCAATGATCTCAAAGGTGCCAACAGAATCATCTGACATATGATTTAAAGCTATGGCATTATCTTGAATTTTATCACCTGCAATAGGATTAAGAAGAACGTCAGCCTCATCAACATAATCTTTAGTGACGACCAACTTACCATTAGTAGATGCTTTAATACTTTCAACCGAAAGGTCTGGAACACTGACTGCACCGCTAATTTCTACACCGCCAGTATAATCTCTAGCATAATTGATAACTAACTTATCTCCGTTATTATGTACAAGCGCTCTACCTAGATGAACATTTCCTCCAGAACGGTCAGCGCTATATAGGTGAAAATCTGTACCGTATGATCTAAGACGACCTTGTGTCGTAATATCGCTGCTGGCCTCGACTCTGTTAGCAACTCTGAGATTGCCAATTTCGTCCCATTCTGGTTTACCTGGAGAAAGTTTATCATATCCAATTACGCCATTCTGAATTTTAATAGCAGTAACGGAAGAATCATTAAGCTTATCAGTAGTGACCGCGCGATCCTTAATTTTATTCGTTTCAACCGCGCTCGGAGCAAGCTTATTCGGCGTAACAGCACTATCGTTTAATAGTACTGTAGTGATCCCTTTGTCTTTGATATTTAATCGAGTAGAGATATCAGCANGATTAATTCTAAAATGATTTAGGTTAACCTGACTAATTCCAATCTTATCGCTATAATCAATCGTTGCAAACTTATCTTCAATCTTCTTAAATGTGTTTAAGTTCGCATTAACTCCATCTAATAGTGCGGTGAAGTCATCAGCTACATTAGTAAGTGTAGCAAAATCTATGAGTACACCACTATCATCATCTCCGATATACCCCTTGATCAAAACATCATATAGATCTTGTCTATACGTGATTTGATTATCGACAGCGAGCGGTGTAACTAATTGATTATCGACTAAATTAGCCTGTATTGTTTCAGTAGAAGTAATATATCCTGCTGGATTGATGTGGGTGAATGCCACGTCGTTATCTTGAATAGCGTACTTGTCAATTGTTATAACATCTGTACTATTATCTTCCTTAGTATATGTTAATTTGAACTGATTATTACTATCTGCAGTTAGATCAAGACTTGTTACCTTTTCGTACCCTTGACCACTCGCAAACAGAGTGTCGAGTCTAATCTTATATGTACCAAATGGATCGCCTGCAGGCCTCGGATTTTGTAATGAACCTCCATCGATTATAGGGAAAAACTCGTCGCCGACGATATCCGCGACTAAGCGCTCTTGTAGTGCTGAAATTTTAGTACTCATTAATTCTATTTATATAATTTAAGCGTCAGCTATTATGGTTATTGTTGCTGTTTTAGGTGTATCGTCGAGTGTGTATATATCTCCAACTCTAAATAGTATATCATATTCAGGCATCGATGGAAGTGTTACAGCCGGATCCTCTGTAGTATTTACAGCGCTCTTCCATGCTATCATAAGAGTTGTTTCATCTGGCTTATCGACGATTAATCCGCCGATAGTTATATTATCTCCTTCTTCATCTTGTACATCTTGATAAACTGTATCACCTGGATTAATAGTACCGGCACCTGCAGTAATTGTCGCTTGAACTGGAGCTGATACATCATTTGGATTTTCAGGATCATTCCACCATTCAGCAATATCATCGATAAGAATATTATTGTTAGCGTCTGAACCAACCACGTGTTTTTCAAGTGTAAAGATTTGACCATCTTCAGATTCAAGAGGATTACGTTTACGCATTCTTGCACCAAGATTAGTGAAAATACTTTCATCACTAATGGCATCTGCGATTGTTAAGTTTAGATATGAACTGATGTCATTCCAATCTTTAAACTTAAGATTCTGTTGATAATCGTGTTTTGCAAAGAGATGTCTAGGTTGGAATGTTGGAATAACATATTTAAATGTAGTCAATATTGTTCGAATAAACTGTTCGGCATTAGCATCAATCGTCACTTGATCATCGATATATGCTGCTCCACTATTTAAAGAATCGTAAAGTTCCATTACGTGTTCTTCTCGTTTAATTGGAAATGTCCTAATTGATGCATCTGTTTGGTGAGGACCAGTCGGATTGTTATTATCTAGTGCGTAAATATCTCCACTATTGAATTTAACTAGATCACTTTTTGTGAGTACACCTAATCTCAAAACCATGCCTATATTAATAGTAAACCGTGGAGTAGTTGAGTCTTTATAAGTCTCATCCACCTCTATATTTTGTGTAATTGTTAAAACCCCGCCGTCCGATTCAAATATCAGGGTTTGATTAACACCGTTAACATCAAAATTATGTTTATAAGTATTGTTAGGTAAGTTACTGAAGCCTTCAGCAATCGCCAAAGTATTGATATTGTACGTTGGGCCAGTCGATGTCCATGCGAAATCGATGTCATACTCAACACCATTCGCATTGCCATCTACTTCGCCAGTCTTTGGGTAAACTCTTAGATACCGCGGTTTGTCGACTAGCGGTGTTGCCTCTAACACTTCATCTGAGAATTCTATAAACGATTTTGTATTTGTATTATCGTTACCTGTCGTATAATTATTTCCGCCATCGACTGCAGTCCAATCAACACCATTATTAGATGTCTTAAACTCAACTGATTCTGTAAAGCCAGTAATAGCCAATTGCTCATATACCTTTACGCTCCCGGCCTTAGAGTGGCTCTGGGCCCCAGCATCATTGTTATAACCAGAGCCAAGCATTAGTCTCGAACCATTTCCGCTTAAGACTCCTCTCCACGATTGATCGCCGGCGTTTTCTCCTGTTGCGGAACTTATCTCTACCCATCCGTCTGTTAGATCCCAATCATAAACTTTGCATATTCCTATATTATCCGCACCGCTTTCATCATGTAGATTATCACCAATCGCGATGCGACTACCATCTTCAGATATACTTGAAATCAATAATCTTTCACCTTCGCCGCCGTTGAAAGTGTTTCCGACTTGAATCCAATTAGTGCCGTTATACTCGTAAACTCTATTTGTACCATTAATATTATCAGTATTTTTATCCTGATATCGCGAAAATGCTGCAGTATATAATCGACTACCATCGCGACTTATCTCACCAAAAAGATGATCTCCATCGAATTCTCCATATATCCTTTGACCGATTTGAGCCCAACTTTTAACGCCTTCTGGTAAAATAAGTCCAACTCGCATTGAAGGAAACCCCTTGTATAGTAAAGGATATATACGAATATATTTGCACAACACATTCGCATCAAAGAGTGTTTCTGTTTTATTATGTCGATCACGAGACCATATAATATCGTTAGATATACTATCAAATTCATCACCTACGTCGATAAAGGTGTCATCGAATTCGGGGTCTTGTGGATTAGTCGCGACTGAAATTTCTACACGAAACCTTGTAACCCATTGATTCAAATCTGCTCTCGGCTGAGATACTATCCCCGATACATTTCGCATCGCACCAAGATCGATTTGTATATATGGACTTGAAGCTAGATTCGAAGATGGTGGTGACCAAGCTTGTGGAGAATCTAGTTTCGATTGTTTAAAGTCAGAATTAGTCTGATAGTATCCAGAATAATCTCGCGCGTCCTCTTCCGGATTGGTGTAAGTTCCCTCAGGGTGTTCATAATACTTATAGACAGATACACTACCTCTTCGCTCTTTAAAGTTAACTCCATCTGAACCATCTCTCGGGCCCCAAGGTTGGTCACTAGTTGGTCGATCATCATCGCCCCACGATCGAACAGATAGTGTATCACCATCAGCACTCAAGGTTGCACTGTCTCCAAAGTATTCCCAAGAGTGACTACCTGTTAAGCGACCCACAGATTCTACCCATTGTACTCCTGTAGTATCCCAGTCGTATGTTCGAATTACACCAGCATCGCGTTTGCCATTAGCATTCTCATTACCAAAGCCAACAACCAATCGATTGCCGTCAGCACTCACTGTCATTGGTCCACTATAAGAGTGATTTTGAATTCCCCATATTGTTTCTCCACGTTGAACCCAATTCTTTGTCAAAGTATCATAGTCATATACTTTAGAACTACCATTGTATAACAAACCAGCATTACTATCACCAGATGCTCCAACTGCGATTGTCATTCCGTCGTCTGATATAGCAACCCCGCTTCCTGCAGTTACCCATGCTTGACTAGAACTTCCGCCATTTGTTCCAATAGGATCACCAACGATATCTAAACCGAGTTGAGTCCAATAATATGTACCAGCTACAGGTGCTACGCCTAGGCCAGGAATGTCTTGCGCTGAGCCAGTCACGATAATTGGTAATGTTCCGCTTAACGGCCGAGTTGCACTATAATTATAATCAGCAAGAACGTCTTGCGCTGACCACTCTCTCCATTGCCAAACTCTAACAAGGCCAGTAGCTCCAGTATTACGTACACCTGTTATAAGTACTGTACCATCGCGATTTAATTCATACCTTGTGAGGCCGCCATAGATGCCGTCAATATCAGATCCAATTTGATCAAATGTTGATTCAGATCCGCTTACAATGCCTCCTTGTGTAATAATGCCGTATACATCAGGATTTATATCCAGCCCTTCTGGATTTAAATCGATATCTATATAATCTCCATCCTTCGTCGACAATCCAACCTTTGCATCGAGAAGAGATGTAGGAGTTTCTTCTAAAACACTGGCGCTGTATGCTCGATCTGATTCAGGTACATTATTAATCTTCTTTTGAATTCCATCTAATCGAGCAATTCCTCCATTACCATCAGCATCAATTTTTACAATGATACCACGAAGAATATTATTATCTATATTTTGATAAATTATGTCATTGAGCTTTAACCCAACGCCTGAGTATTCGACTATACTAATCGCAGAATCAGTTTTAGGATTATTAGCGAAGTAACTATTTGTGTAAGTAGTAACACTCTGATTCCTTTGATTTCCAGGAACGATGCGTGCTATTTTTGTCCATTCAGCTGCAGCAAAAATAAACTCTCGGACTCGAACATCTCCTTGTAACCAACCTGGCTGGAACAATGGTAAGTGATAACCACCTGTTTCATTTGGAGCAACGAGCGATTCAAGCCAACGTAGATCATTCACTGGTTGTCTAGTTCTAAATGGAGATAAGAAATTATCTTCTACTTTAATTAGACTAAGATTCTTTCTTAGCACGTCATCATACTTCACTCTTTTTGATGGGCCGTGCCAGTGATTGTCGCGAATAACTAGAAGTAGAACACTCGCGAAGAATCGTAATCCAGCTGGGTGAACTAGACTTAAATATTGTTTTTCCCAATCCTCTATTCGAATAGAAGATTTGATAGCGTAAGAATACTCTTGCCAATATACACCATCATGAACTCGATTGACTGAAGATACTCTTCCTTTTCTATCTTTGTACTCACCTAAATATTCTGAAGTATATGTGTGACTAACACGTTGGTTCGAAATAATAGACGAGCTTCTGCCATCTCCCCAATATATATTCTGAAGATGTGAAACAGTCGAGTCATATTTTGCTTGTACATTGGCATTAGTATATAAAGCCTCGTCTTCATCATATGACAAAGTCTTTGTTTCATCGTATGTCCAAAACGAATTTATAGCGTGCCCTTCTAAATTTTCAAAGACGAAACTTTCATCTCTTCTGCCAATCACATTTGTTAACTTAGCTGCATCGGTGACGTCCCCTTCTAAATCAGTGAGTGTTATTTCGTAAAAGTTTAGTGGGCTTTTTTCTAAATATTCAATTATATTATCTTTTTGATTATCAGTGACACTCTTATTATAATATTGAACGTGTGTAATATCACCTTTAAAATAGTGGTCATCCGCTGTTTCCCCGGTATTGGCGTCTAATCTACCAACCGTAAGTCTAGAATCTGTAGGAACATTTAAAGCGTATGCCGTATTTCCTAAAATAATTGCTGTAAACTCTCCTCCGTTTACAGATACTTCAATGTTTCCATTATATCGATCTGCTGTACCTCTTATAATAATGTTGGTGTATTTGCCAGATTTTTCTATTACTTCTGTTTCAGAATCATGAAATATTAATCCTTGAACAGTTGTAGCAACAAAGTCATTGTAAATTTCTTGTTGCTTTTCCCATACTTTATTGTTTAATACATCATATCGATAAAAGTCTAATACATTATTATTACGCGTTGTTGAAAGAAAAATGTCGTATTTATCGATTGCAGCATGGAAAGGATAACGGGCATCATATTCAATATTATCTCCAAAGATAGAAGTGTTTGTCCATACGCCGAAAGTATAATCAAAGATGTCGTATTTTACATTAGTATCTGAAGTTTTAGAGATTGCAATAGTGCCGTTTTGTGTATCAGTAGCGATATCAGTAGCATAACGACCAACATCCTTTTCCCAATTGAGATTCACCATTACATAAAACGGATCGGCCTCTGGGTCTGAATTAATGGATTCTACATACACTGTTGGAGTAATATCCTTTGTTAAGAGATTGACATTCTTTGTAATTGTTATAACACCCGCCGTATCGACACTAAACTCTAAACAACTATCAGGGAAATCGAGACACACCTGTGCGGTCGATTCATATGCACCCAATGCTGCTGGAGAAATCGGCGGTGCAATAGCTATCTGATAATCTCCTGCACCTAATGTTGGAGCGCCACTCACTCCTGATGTGGCCATACTCGCGACCTGTGTAGTTCCAATCGCACTAATTGTTGAACGAACACGCCATATTCTTTGATTAATTTCGTATCGTGTTTCAAGAGAGTATACTCTCTGAGGATCTGTTTTATTAGTGTCTGTTGTGAATGCTCCATTACTTGAAATTCTAGAAACACCGGCGAGTTCGCTAACAGCATGGACTACTCCAGTATAATCGTCGTAATCACCACCGTCAGCAACTAATAATAGATTGCCAAAGAATTCATATGAATAGTATGGAATATTATTTTCGCTTATCAATCTTGGAATAATCGTGTCAGCTCTTTTAATCGCATCAATATCAATATCAGAATTACTATTAAACTTATATTCCCAACCATTCTTAGTCTTTTCCCAAATGTGTATTCCAACTGCAGCAACCTTCGCAATAATATTTCCAAGCTGGTTAACTGCAAAATTGCCATGATCAAGTTTTGTATTTACACCAGTATTATTAGTACTGGATTCTATGTATTTGTGTAAAACATAACTCTCCGTGTTAGTAATATATTTACTATATGCCGATACATATAATATCTCTGCGTTTAAGTCATCATCTCCGATACTTATATTTCCGCCACCGACAAACGCATTCGCGACCTGATCCTTTTTGTCAGCATAATCAGTATCGGCAATTCGTTTTAACTCAAGTGACTGACTAAGACTAGACTTTACTAATATGCCTGTACCAAGTAACTCACCATCAAAAGTTATACTCATCTCTAAAAGATGATTAGGCGTCACATCCCCAGTTGAATCTTCTTTAATATCTCTATGGTTTCCAGTGATAGTCGCAGTGAGTGTGTGAACTTTCCCCGGCACAAAGTTTATAGATTTCGCTTTAGTGAAGGTAGTATTAGTCTCTGGATAAACGTTATCGCCTAAGAAAATCCACGGATATCGGTCGGTTGAGAATACAACATCATGATTCCAACCAAGAGCAATAGTAAATTTATCGAGGCCTGAACCGATTTCGAATAACTTACCGCCTAGTTTATAGTCTTCACTCGCTTTAAATTGAACTGTGACAGACCGCGCAGAAGAGTTTGAGAAACTGACATCCTCTGATATTGGATATTCAACAGGTAAAACACTTGGGTTATTTCTAAAATCATATTCGATTTCAAGATTATCAGGTGCCGGCACTTCAACACTCTGGCCTATGTTTGTATACTCAGTCTCTGACCATACCATACTTTCATCCGTATCATATATATTGATAACTTGATTATCATGATCATCACCAATCGGTAAAGTCGCGACAATGATACGAGATCCTCGAAGTTCAATAGAACCGAAGTTTAATAATTGCAGATTGAACGTGTGATCAAATATATACCGATCAGTAGTAGTCTTTTTAAATACAACAACTCGAGGTTTTGCTAAGCATGTGTCAAGGATAGTTAGACAATCTCCTTCAACATCATAGTCCGCGATTTCATATATACGACTACCATCATATTCTGCAGTATCGCCGAGTGAGATACTCTGAAGTGGATCGTATTCGCCACCATTTCTTTTAATATAAACTGAAAGAAGACCATAATTCTTCAAACGGAATAGATAATCTCCCTCCTTTTTTACAGTCTTGTTTGTATATCGATGAGCTAAATTAGTAGTCGACTCGGTTGAAATAGTAAACTCAAGATTGCCTTCAGTTCCTTCAACGTTTTTAAACCATCGAGTTGTTAAATCCCATGGTCGCGATCGATTCGCAATATCGGTATATTCAGTGTGATACAATCTACTACCATCTAAATTAATTACCCAACGCCTTCCGCGGGATTTAATGGACTCTCTTCGAAGAACAATACTTTTTGAAAGTCAGCAAAGTTCGCTCGCATATTGATCAGTGTATATTACAGGTGTTTTGTCGAGAATAGATATAATATTTCTGCCGTCTCCGCTCACGTCGAAAGCAGGTGTTACGTCTAGATCTTGAGTAAATTGCGATACTATTTCCCACCGTCTTGAGCGAGGTGAATCATTGTATTCGTATGCAGTAATTTGCGCAGGTTCTGGCGGCTGAGTGTCGCCAATTATCATCTGATAATCATAACTAGTTTGAATTACTAACTTTGATGCATCATCACTTAGTACTGTAGAAACAACTTGACTATCGACTGGAGCTATAATATTTTTACCAAGTTGTTGCCATGTCCCTCCGCCATATCTAAATATTCTTATCTCACCGCCTGGTTCTCTATTTCCAAGAACAAAGGTATTACCATCCGCGCTTAAACTAATCTCAGCTGCCCAAGCGGAAGTTTGATCTAAGCAATGAATATCAGAGCCGAGCTGTGTCCAAGTACCAGAAACGTTTTTGTAAACTCTTGCAAAAGCAGAATCTGGAGAATTTATATCGCCTTGGCCAATACCTACGAGAGCAACGATTGATCCATCTGCACTTAAGCTTACTCTCCAACCAGTATACTCATTTATGCTAGTACCGTCAATATCAACTCCGATTTGTGTCCAAGTACCAGAAATATTTTTATAAACTCTCACATGACCACGATTAGTGGAGGTGGCACCTCCGCCATCATTGTCATAAGCGCCAATAGCAACGATCGATCCATCAGCGTTTAAACTAACACTATATCCAAAATAAGAATTACTCTGCGAGGGGTCACCGTCAATATCAACTCCAATCTGTGTCCAGGTGCCAGAAACATTCTGGTAAACTCTAACATGACCAGCGTTTGTGGCGGCGTCGTCGTTTAATGCATTACCAATAGCAACTATAGTTCCATCAGAATTTAGACATGTCGATGTCTTACCAGCAATTACCTCGTAGTTAGCATTATATTCGGTAATAATATCAACTCCGATTTGTGTCCAAGTAGAACCACTTAATTCAAAAATTAATGTTTTCTTATTATAGGAGAGAGCAACAACACTCCCATCTGTAGAGTAACTAACACTCTGTATTTTTGTCGATGCATCAACTGGAGATTGGATTAGTCCATCAGCAAACCTAAAGTCCGGCCATGCTGTTCCAGTTGTGGGTACTTGATCGAGCTCAGATCCAGAAATATTATTAGCGAGACTTGTAGTTGGAACGTACACTGGCTCTCCATTAAAGATAGCTGCAGTTTTATTCCATACTCCATTTAATGCTGTAATGCTTTTTGAATTACCAAACCGATCTTCCACGGTCATAAACTTATTTATTTCTGTATAAGCATCACCGGTCAATTCTTCTAGTTTTGATGTATTATCATCAAGAAAGTTAATTAACTCTAAGCTTTCTCCATCGATATTTAATGCGATGTTAGGTTCAGTGTTAATCCACGATCTACCGATTTGTCCTGTCTTACTATCAAATAATAGTTCATGACTTGCCAACTTCGAAAATGAATTAGATAGGTTAAACAATGGTTGAAAACTTTCTTTTTCAACTGCACTTCTATTTCTTTTAGCCCTAACAACAATTGTGTGTTCATCTGGTGTTAAATCAAGTTCACGATCAGTAATAGCACCAAAATCTAAGTGTGCACGCTGGCCATTAAATCTAATAGCACTTTCAGCCCGAAGATATTCTGCTCCAGTTTTTAAATAACCCCTCCATGTTCTATCTAAAACGGTAGAATCCCATGTGCCATTAACTGAATTAAAGTCGTTTTCAATATATAGATCTACGCTTAGACCGTTAATATTTGGTGCTCGATTATAAAGATCTATAGGTTTAGCCTCAATAATTTTACCAGTTGCAATGATATTACTTATTACTTCTTCCGGAAGAGTTGCATCATTACTGTTTTCTTCAGTAAGGTCAGTAAAAGTTATAGCTGGATCAGGTAAATTATTTTTTAAAATAAACGGCGTATAGTTTAGCTGATCGATTTTATAGCCAGATGACAATGATCCTGTAACCTTTTTAATATACTTATCAGTGTTTTGTCTCCAATCACCATCAGATAATTTAAAGAGATATTCTTTAGGATATATTACTTGTATGATCTCATCGAAGAATAGTCTGAAAAACGTACTTACACTTTCGTGCGAACCTTTTAACGTATAGAACTTAACAATTTTCTTGTACAGCTCAACACGATTCATTACCGCTGAGTTAGGAATATTCTTTGCAATTTCTCCTTGAATTCCATCTAAGTACTTACCCGAAACCTGATCAATGTCATGCTCTGCAGTAATTCGATTTGTCTCATACGTAGGAAAATCGATTGTATTCAGGTGCTCATAATAATCCGTAATTAACTTTACGAAATTTTCAGAGCTAGCCCTGAGTTGTTCTGGAATTAATTCCTCAACTCGGAGAGACTCAGTATTATGCGAATTTGAATTCCCTGAGGAAGCCGCTGCTATTGATAAATGAGCCATTTATGAATTTGTATTTCTATGTCTTAAGAATGGTGTATAGTCTTCAACACCTGATGAACCTGAAACAACGATTGTGTCGACCTCAGGAGTGATAACGGTTTTTCCGATATCAATTGATAATAGATTATTTCTCTTTGATACGATATCATTCGATGCTGGTGTTACATATATATTTATAGTTTCATCCCGATTAATTGGAAGATTATAGATTGAAATAAGTCCAGTCTCAAGATCTACTGTTCCGACATCCTTTGAAACTATTTTCTTCACACCGTTTTCACCGATAGTAAATGCTCGTATTACTCTACGATCGTCTGAAGTATTTAAATATGTGTCCTCAAGTCGAAGAGTTACGCCGTTGTATACCCAACTGTCAGACTCAATCTTAGTTTCTGAATCAGTTTTATTTCCATAGAGCTGTAATTTAAAATCAACTGGTGTAGGGACTAAAGCGCCGTAAGAGAATTTAGCTTTCCTATAAAGATATACTCGTGCGAATGAATTAATTATCGATACATCGAGATTGTCGATTTCAGATAAGAGATGAGAGTATCTAAATACACCATCAAACTTCTGAAGGTTTTTAGCATTAAAATCGACTAATAGATTCTCTACTTTGGATTGTAATTGACCAGATGAGAACGATGTTCTATTTGTATCATACTTGAGAAGCACATCTAAGTATAGGTATGTGTATTCAGGATCAACGATAACGGGTTCAATACCAATGATTCTTTTCTCCATCAGGTCTCGCAATAAAAACGTTTTGTCTAATTCGGTAAGAGTCTCTGCATTATACGGCTTGATCGATATAAAAACTCTACCATATTGAGGAGGTACATTATCTTCTCCTCCCCAAACAGATATCGTCTCAACATTATTTACCATCTGCGTTATAAGAGTCTTATAATCAGTTGCGGTAACTGCACGATTTTGTGCAACAAACGAGAGAGGAGCGTTATGTCGAATACTTTCAATATCTTCTTTCGCACTACCATTTGTTGATGGAGAGAGCGTAGTGATTGTTTCTGGTCCAACCGCACCAGGACTCGCGAATCTAAAAACGTTTGCTCCGTTTGAAGCAGCTCCTCTAGTACTAAGATATGCAACTCGAATTACGCTCAACGGCTCTGGCCTTTTACCAAAAATATTATCTCCAAATTTTATTTCATAATTCCCATTGAAATTCTCATTAATAAAATATACTGGAGAATCTGGCGCAACACCAGATAAACTCTTAAATTCGGAATATGTCTCAAACGCATTTGAAAATGCGTTCTCATATACATTTACTGTTGCATGCTCTAAGTCAATAGTGTTATCTTCTATAATAAATTTCTGATCTTTACTGCCAGATTCTACAATAAAAGTATTTTCAATCATTTCACCTTCGTATATAACTACATCTTCAAAGACATACTGAAAGTTAATGTCATCTAGCACTGCAGTATAATCATCGCGAGTGATATATGTAAATGTTTCACCGTCTGCATTGGTTGTAAAAGAATTACCTCTATATAAAGTAAACGTAGAAAGATTTGAATTAACACTACTCGGAAATACAAGTCTTACCCTTGCCATTGAAGATGTCTGACTTCGTGGAGTATAGCCTAAGAGTTTTGCACGCGATACTACATTTGATCTGATCTGTGCTGAATCAATAAAGGATTCATTCATTGCGTTATGAGCAACAATCGCGTTGTAGTGTGTGTTATACGCTAAGATGTCAATTAATTGATTAAGGCCTGAACCTTCAAAATCCCAATCTTCGTATTCGTTGCCGGGTTTATTACGAAAATAATCTTTTAGATTATTCTTAATTTGATCGAAATCTAATTCTGTAACATTAAGTTGTCTCATTTATCGTAGTCGTTGTAGGTAAAAATTAATCTCTTCTCTTTCCCGCGAGAAAATAACATTAAATCCAATAGTTATCTCATATGCGTTTCTATCGGAATTATCAGTGACCTCTACTGTATGGTTTGATGTCCGCGGTTCGAACTGTACTAACACCTGTAGTATTTGTTCTTTAATTGCCATCGAGGTAAAGTTGTCAGCAGGTTCAAATAATAATGCAGTGACGTTCGATCCGATCTCTGGATGAAAAGGTCTTTCGCCAAAATTAGTAAGAACTAGGTTTTTCACAGCCTGTTTCACCGCGTCTAGATCCTTTACCGATTGAATATCTTTCTTATCTTGATGCACCTTCATACTTCGCATCGGAAAATCTGTGTAATACGCTCTTTGAGAGATTGTACTTGCCTGATTCTTAGCTGATGTGTTTATCTGAAAGGTTGACATATAATCTATTTATATTAATTGAGGAAGATATTAGGCGCAGTAGTTACTTGATTTCCACCGTATT